CGGAAGAACTTGAGGACTTTTTGGCTAAAAATCTCCGGTGCAAAATTACCGGAGGGCAGGTTACCATAACCTGCAGCGGTACCAAATGCCATTGGTTCTTTCCTCTTCTTCTATGAGGTTAGTTGTTAGGGTCTATCCGTCCCTCTTGACGTGCGATGTCCAATTCGCTTTCTAGCTTTTCAAACTCCCACGGCTTGAGACTACGGATTTCTGAAGCTTTCCAAATTTTACCTTCTACTTTGGTAGAGGCAACTTCTCTGGCTGATCCCTTAGACACTGACATAGCAGCATCTTTCTTTTTGGAAACAGCCCTCTTTGGAGTTTTTGTCAAACCAGTATCTGCTTTGTACAAATCAACTACACGACTTGCCCAACGAGCATCTGTAGCATTATCGTACACCCCATCAGAAATAGATTTAGGTTGGTTTTGAAGCCATTCCGTAAACTCTTCTGACTTTTTGATATCATCAAAGTCGGGTTGCAGACGTAGGAGTTCTTCGTAAGCTTTTTGCTTTTCAAGATTTTTCTCCCGTTTTTTGATTTCTTCTAGTTCTCCCTCAAGATTCTTCACTCGTGCTTCAGAGTTCGAAGAAGATATTTGATGGATAGCATCATACATTTCTGGATACTGTTCTTTGAACTGTCCTATGTTAGTAGAGTCAGACATTGATACAGGCTCACTTGACATCATTTTGTTCAGGTAAGTTTCCTTTTCTGATTTCCACTCTGCCAATTTTGTATCGTAATGACGCTTGAGATCATCATATCGTTTCTTGTAGTCAGGCTCTGTAGATTCAGTCTTCGTAGCAAAAGTTTCATCGTTTTCTTGCGAAGTGGCTGATTCTTCATCAGGGTTCGCATCTTGTGCTTCTACTTCCTCTTCAGTGTTTTCTTCGTCTTCGTCTTTGTAGACTTCTTCACGATAGTTGCCTTTGTACAAAGTATCGCTATTGATGGTCCCGAAGGAATCGTTTGGTTTGTTGGCTCTTACGCCACGTACTTTTTTTGCCATTTTGTTTACCTCACTTGCGGGGCCACTTGGCTGTGGGTAGCCGCTCCGGTTGCGTCAGGGCCGTAATTTACGGGTAGCTAACGAATTCTTATACCATAGGTCTTTCTAGGAATCCTTGCTGCTTAGAGTCTTGTATCTTTTTCTCTGTAGCGGGTCTTCCTCTATTATTTATTTTACGAAGGACATCGTAGCCTATGACTTCTGCTAGTTCTTTGCGTATACGAACTTCCCCTGCAGATACATTTATCTTAGATGTCTCTCCTTGTTTTTCGTCTCTTTCAGGATTACCTCTTCCTGTCCGACGTAAATAGTCTTCAGCATCGTTAATCATTCGGGCGATATCCATCTGCCCTGCAATGTCAACCGCAGACTTGTTTATGATAAAGTCCTCATCCTTTGCTTCAAGAGTATAGTCATCAGCTATAGACTTTTCATCGCTAACCTCAGATGGTGGTCGGACTATAAATCCTGATTCATCCGTTCCGTTACGTGCCTCCTCTTCGGATATGATCATGTCGTCGTCTTTGACGCCACCTAGATTGTAGCCAGCACGGCCTCCCATAGCTCGTCCTCCGGGAGTCGGGTTGTAGCCTCCGTAACCGCCGCCTAGAGGACCACCAGCCTCTATACCTCCATATTTATCCTCTGAAGAAGGATCTCCAGAACCCTTTTCAGGATCTTGTGCAACTGGTTTTGCAGGAGCGGGGCCGCCCGGAGTCGTTGTAGTGACTTTCGGCTTTGCAATGTCAGGAGAGTAGCTGCCTCCCGGCTTTATTCTAGAAGTTATAGTTTGTGTTCTTGTTGAAGCCGCATCTAATGCTGACACACCCTGAGAAACATCCATGAAGTATTGTAAGTCAGCAAGTCTTTCAATAGCAGAGGCATTCTTTTTAGAGCTAGATGTGTTTCTCCACTGCCTAGCTATAGATTCGTTTCCTTTAAAAACCCTATTTGCTAGATCTTTGTTATCTATTCCACGTCCTGCTGAAGTTTTTCTTCCCTTGAAGTTGAATGAACCGTCCAATGCCCATCCACCGTTTGTCGTGGTCAGTATTGCTGTGTCAGCAATTCCTTTAAGTACATCCGGATCGTTTATGGGGTCAGACCCAAAGTGATCGAGAATAGTGTTGCCTTGCATTATTTGACTTCCAATTTCTCTTCCAACAACTAAATCACCCAATCCCCGTGCTGTTTCTTGATTTATGCCCAACGAATCATACCCCTTATACAAGTTTGATCCGGGTTCTCTGTAGATAACGATATCCCCGACGGTGAAAGCCACACCGTTTTCAAAGGGATCGGCAGGATCGGGGTTGTTGGCATGGGCTTGTTTTATCTTACCCAGAGCGTCGAACTCTTGCCCCAACGACACAGACGCCATAAAGCCAAAAAACCCGTGTTTAGGGATGTTTCTGTTAAGTTGTCCTAGCGGACCCTCCACCATCCTAGTGTCAGCGAACTCTGTTCCCTCTAAGCTTACGCCAGAAAATACCCCGCTTCTATCTGGTATGCCCTTCGCTGTTAGGTACTCATCAAAGCTGTTAAAATTTATGCTTCCGGGGTCTATGAAACCAATGTTGTTTTTCATGCCCCCGCCCAGAGTTTTAGCCATGATGTTTCTGGTTGCTCTTACGGGATCGGTTGAGCTTGCTGGGTCGTCCTGCCCACGCTCCCCCCGAATATTAAATGGATCGGGATCAGAAACTATTGGCAAAATTGGAGTGGGATCAGGATCTAGATTTGGATCGGGATCAGTAGGAGATGTGGGTTGAACAGGTTGGGGCATATACCAGTTTATCCACGGGCTAGTCCCAGATCCAGCGTAAAAATTATATCCCATATCTAATTCACCTTCAAAACTGCTGTGTGACTTTCTTTTAATTTAAGTAAGGTTTCCAGTAAAACCAGCTTCCCCTGCAGTTGGCGCAGTTCCGACTCCGATTGTGCTACCGTCAGGGCTTTCACCGTCATTTCCTTGAGGCTGTTGAGGTACGTCTCCAGCCCCTCCCACGCCTTCTGATTGTTCACGAGGTGAGCCACCTGCCTCGCCTGATCTTTGTTGAGCATCTTGCATCATTCCCTGTAGCATTTGAGCATAAATCTGCGCTTCGTTTACATCATTGACTAGACTGTCTGGATCTATGTCTTGTGATATGGCTAACTCTCGCATAAGGTTTGGTATCTTGATGAACGGAGCAAGCATAGGATTGGCAACAGTTTGTAAAAGACCTATCAGTCTTTGACTACGCACTTCCTTTTGCATCACCGCAGCCACACCACGAGGTTTTATTTCTAGATCTCCTTTGAGATCAGTCATGGTGTCATTAAACTGCATATTCCATTGGTAATAAGATTCTCCTAACGGCTTTAGAAGATGATCGTCTACATTTTTAACTACAGTCTTCATGGACAAACTAGCACTGCCCATAAGCATAGATAAACCTGCTGCTGTTCTGCCCGTGCCACTAACGCCAGTTTGACCGTGCATGATAGAGGGAAGGCCAGTTTCTTCGTCTGCAAGTTGGCGACTGATTTGATACATCTGTATATTTTCACCAGCCGTGTTCGGAAACTTGAGGCCATTTACGGCTGTTCCGGTGACCCCTGACTGGCGGCGGAATATCTTGCCGGGAAAGATATCCATGTTTTGTCCGGGTACGAGAGATGCTTCGTCTACATCGAATACTAAGTTACCTGCAAGAGCGAGGTTATCTATCGCCATACGAACATGACCGTTCATCAGCATCTGTGCGTCTTCCATGTTCTCTGCCACACCAACGCCCCAGATTTGGTATGGGTTGATTTCGTATGGAAGAGCGAAGAACGGTATACGACTAGGTGTAAATGGATTGATTACACATCGTAGTACGTTGTTACCACATATCCACGCATTAATCTGTACCTGTGAAAACTCATCAGGTATATCCTCCGTATCCATGCCAACGGCTTCTGCCATATACGCATCGATTACGCCCCAATATTCTAGGACTTCAAAACGATTTTCGTTGTAATACGCCTCAGTCTCATCCTGTCTGATGGTGTCTTCGTAGTATTTATCCTCGTAGTTTGGCCCTTCAGCTAGAGTGGCTTCTATTTCTTCTTGTCTAAAATGTGGCATCATAAGAAGGCTACGAACCTGTTGCCGACTCATTCGATGACGTTGTATCACGTATTCACAGTCATCGATGTTGACAGCGGACGGATCAGGATAGAAATCCCAAATAGAAACGTGTTCTATTCTTGGTACAACCTTTTCATAAGGGTTGTATGTACGCTCTCCACTGTCATCAGTTTCCCACCTATGAATACGCTTGTACATATTCATCGGACCTTTTACGACTCCTGTGCCAAGTAAAGCAGATTCAAAGATGCTTTTACGTATGACAGTTACCGCATTTGTGTCGATAAGCTGATCGTGTATAATCTTTTCACATTCTAGAGCAGATTTTTGTGCGGGAGATATTTGCGGCTCCCCCGCCAATGCCCTACCCTCTACCACAGGAGCATTTTCCATGTTCTTAGAGTACGCACCCAAGAAGTGTTTAGGTTCTTGTGCTTGTGTTGCACCGGGGGGTAGTTCTCTACCATCTCCATCGAACCCGTAAGGATCTGTTGGGGTTTCTGGTTGAATCACACTATCTAGGGGAGTTTGCATATGAGCAAATTCAGCCACACCCTCTGGAACAGGAGTTGACTCTACGACTATGGGAAACTTTTTGTTTGCAAACAAGATATCTACTATCTGTCCATATGCAGCCAAAACCTTAGTCTTAGTAATCTTTATGAATACCTTAGATCTTTCACTATCTCTAAACTGAGTAGTGGAGTCGTAGATACCACGAAAATTCTTGTACGCCTGTAGCCATCGTTGTTCGTATGCGTACCTTCCGTTTTCAGAATCCTCAAACTTGCCGCGAATGTATGCGGCTAAGTTTGGCATCTGATCTTCAGGGGACGCTACGTCAATCTGCTCATCGCTGGCAGGTTCTAAAAACCTATCTTCCATAGATGTTACTTTCTAGCTAAAGTAATTTCTGTCTTCAGCCATTGTGTCAAATGACGGATCAATAGTCGTCTTGGTTTGTTTCTTTGGCATGTCTTCAGTCAACACTCCTGTTTGAGCGCGAGTGTCAAACTCAAGACCCTCACGGTAGAGTGTAGATGCACCTTCATCGTTGTCTACAGACACTTTGTCTGCATTCATAATGTATGATTCACCAAAGTTGTAGTTTCCAGTGGTTTTGTTTGCCATCGGTTCCTCCGGGGCTGTTTAAAAGTTTGCGAAGCTATCTTGCCTAGCTTGTTGTGGCATAGGGGCTTCATCCCTGTTCATAAACCCTGCGTCTTGGGTTACTATTTCTTCCATTCTATTTATTCTGTCTTGTTCAGTGACAATCTCTGTAGGCATAGCGGAGTCTCTTAATGCCTCGTCAACCATCGTAGAGTATGGTGTGAGTATTTCTTCGCCGCCCTCTGCTGGTGGGCTTCCTCCTGCTGCAGACATTGCCTCTTCAAGCCTAGCGTCTCTTCTCTGTTGTCGTTTAAACTGTGCCTCTGCTTGTATATTCATAGCCTCTAATTCGTGTGGCGTAAGGTCTTGTTGGGTCGCAGTTGCTCCTAGAATCATAGGGGCAGCTTCGGCAACAATTCTAGCTTGAGGAGGGAGGACAGTCTTTGCCGCTTGGTATATGGTTTCGTCTCTGGCTTCCTCTCCTGCGAGGGCTGCTGTTGTCATCAAGGGGTCATCAGATGTAGCGACTTCGACGCCCAGTCCTGTGACTATAGATCCAAGAAAGAACCTATTTAAAAAGTCACTGACTCTTCCTCGTTGCTCTGGGTCTTCAGTCTGGGCCGCTTCTCTTTTGACTTGCTGGTCTACATCCGCTCTTGGCGCAGAGAATCCTCCGACTTGGATGGGCACGTTAGCAGCTTGACCTCTACCGAATACTTCGTAGCTTCTTTCGTTTTCGGATGTGTCGAACAAAAAGGTGGAAGTAGAAAGTAGATTACCTTTTGTAAATTCTTCTTTACCCACTTCGTTTCTCAGAGTGTATAGTCCCCAAGACTTTCTACTGATTTCATTTAAGTCAGCTACGGCTGCAGGTTGGTAGTCTCCAGCTTGTCCTAAGTAAACAGCAACAGAGCCTGTGTTTGTACCTACGTCACGAGACTGTAAGGCAGCAATTTTAGCTTGGTCGTTTAGGGCATTGTTAGCAATGTTCGTCCAGATAGTTCTGAAGTTTTTAGATGTGAGAGGATCGTCTGTTGGTACAAACTTTCCATCCTTTAATTTTCTAACCGTGCCGGAGGGTGTGACTATTTTTAAGAGTGGGTTTACATCTTTGTCTAAATCTAAAGGTCTGAGGGTGCCGTCTGCATTTTCAACTTGAAAAAAGTTATCTAATCTTCTGTTGTCACCAAAGTTCTCTGAGTTGTATCTGCTTTGGTCTTGAAGAATGGTTATTGCCCTCTGGGACAAGGGAGCGTTGAATGGTTGCACGTTAGGAGTTTGTCCCCCTGCTTGTCTCTTTACACCCTTTCTTTCTGCTGGAATGTGTAGGCCATCGTTTTTAATTCCTACCCCCAACATTTCTGATTCTGGAGTTACAGTAGTTTCAACATAGTCAGTGCTAATAATTTCTGTGGGTAGGCTGGGACGTGCCCCCATCTCTAACAGTAATAAAATTGCATTTGCTGCTGGGCGATCTTTAGGATTCTTCTTGACGTGATCCTCTAGATTTGCGATAAGATCTCCCATCTTATTGCTATCAAACTGCGTAGTTGCAGTCTTCTTTGCGCCAGCAGTTCGTATCTTGGGAACTGTGTCAGTCAGAGACGTGAATTTACTTAAATCAATACCTTCCCTTGCTTGAATTTCTTTAATTTTTGGAAGGATGTTGTTTTCTATGGTACGTAGTTTACTTTGAAAATCACCTTTTGCTTCTTTTACAGCATCTTGTGCTGCTTTGTAGATGTTCTTTCCGTCTATTTGTTTTGTAGCATCTAGTATGTTGATTACAGGTTCATTAAGAAGGTCTTTGTATACCGCATTTTTACGTATCTTGTTTCCCCACGTGCTATTTTTTCTACCGCCCACCTCAGTAGATTCAGTTTCATACAGTTTAATAAAGTCACCCAGAGTTATAGTTCTAGGATCATAATCAGTTTGTTCTATTATATATGGGGGAGTTCCAGCAGCCATTAGTAGCCAAAGACCTCATCTTGTACTTGATGCACCTGATTCTTTATGGAGTGCAACTGTTGGTGTATCGAAGCGTATCCGCTCATGCGTGTCATCATTCCGTAGCGCAGAGCGTCGTATGCGTGATCTTCAGCCTTTGTGTCTACGTCTTCACTGTTTGTTTTAGACAAGGGTATACCCGCAATCTGTTTGATAATATTCTGACAAGAAGAAAAGAAGCGTAGGCGTGGTTCTTTTGTGTATGAATCATCAGCTAAACGACGGTGTATCTCCATCTTGCCCTGTATGCGGTTTCTATCTGAAGGCGTCCACCTCACACCCGCCCTCATCATCACTTCTGCGATTGAAGGCCCAAAACCTGTCTTGTTCCAGCAAGACGAGTCAAGGACCGTGTAATGCGGTAGAGGATCTAGTTGTTCAGCTTTTAGTATTTTAGCAGCTAACTCTTCTGCTGTCAAGTGTTTTTGATATAACTCTCTGTAGATCCAGATGTTGTTGTCCCAATCGATTGCGCCCCACAGAACACACGATGGTGCAGCGTAACCGTAGTCCGCCATTCGTATCCGGGGCCAATTCGTCGGAAGTTCGAATGGCTCTACAACGTGCTTTTCACGAGAGAACTCTGGGAAGGCTGCTCCCTCCGCTACGTCCCAGTCACCCTCTAGGAGTCTTTTGCGTTCGACTTCTGGTAGCGATCTGAGCATCGCTTCGTACTGTCCGTCCGCCATGAGGTACGGATTGTCAGTCAAACGTGCAGGAACGAACTTGCGGTAGAAGAGAGGTTGCCCCGCTTTTTCGTGACCGTCGGGCCACAAGAAGTTATTCTTTGTTTCTATGTCGAAGGCAGGGAATGCCTTGTTGGGTTCGACTCCCTCTATGTAGGTTTTCTTGACCCACCAACCTCCCACTCCCCCCGGGTTGGCAGTGCAGCGCATGTACAAGTGTTGCTGGAGTTCAGGATCAGTAGTGCGAAGGCGAGAACGCAAGTAGTCCCAGACATAAGGAGTGGGGTATTGTGTGATTTCATCGATACCTATCCAGTTGAATGCTTGTCCTTGAAAGCGGGTTACGTCTTTGTCTTTGTCGAGGTAGGTGAACCAGATCGTAGCACCAGACGGGAAGTGCCACGTAGACTTCGACTCACGAAACTTCGCACCGGGAAACGCTTTGACGTATAGCTGGCGTGACTTGTCTATAAGTTCGGTTAACTCATCAAGAGTACGGCGCAGGAGTAGACCACGATGGTTAGGATTGTGACAATAACGTAGCGGGTCCGCAAGAAGCGCAAAACTTTTGCCTCCCCCGGCGGCCCCTCCGTAAAGAACGTCACGTTCGCCAGCAGACAGGAAATCTTCTTGGGGACCGTCGTTAGGCTTGAATATAACTTCTGCATCTTCGACGAGGTCAGTGACCGGAGGGGGCAGATCGGCAAGATCCCCCTGATCGATAACTGTGGTAGCTTTGGCGTTGAGGGCATTTTCAACTTTGCCCATGCTAGTCGCAATCTTCTTAGCATACTTACGCTTTCCCTCCGCTCGTTTGGTTACCTTCTCTGCACTCTTCTTGGCTGCTGTAAGTTTCTTTTGGGCGGCACGACGGGCAAGTTCCCGCTTGGACAGGTGGTACGTAGCTTTGGGAGCGTTGGGGTCTTTCTTGGGACGACCTGCCATCTACGGCTTCTCCACGCTTCCTCCTGCTGCACGACCCTTCGACTCACTCGTCTTGTAGCCAAGTTTCGACAGCATGTCCCTCACGTATCCTGCTCCCTCCATGTCATCTAAGCCTAGCTTAGAGGCTTCGTTCATCAGCCTTCTTTTAGCGTCGTTGAGTGGGATCAGTTTACCTTCGAAGTCTAGGACGCCCATCTTCTCTCTGAGTGCGGGTGCCTCGACTACTTTCTTTGTTGTCTTCATTGATTGCATCGGGTTAGCCATCGATCACGACCTCTTTCTTCGGTGGTAACAAGACCACGCCGTGCATAGCCGTTACATTGTGGTTTATTGTCTCTGCTTGACGTACTCCTACACGATTTAAGAGGCTCTCAGCGGCCTTGAGGCGCAGGTCATCACCTCGTTCGGGGGCAGGGTTGTCTATAGTGTCTACAAGGCGTGTAGCGGCCTTAAATGCGTTCATAGAGAGTACGTCTTTTGTGCGTTCGACTATCTCATCAGCTAGGTTTTTGCGTAACCAACCTGCAGATCCCTCCGAATACCCTGCATCTACGGCTGCTTTGGTCACCTGACCACCGTTTTCGAACAGGATGTCGAGGAATTTGGTCTGTTTTTCGGTTAGTTCACGCTTTTTGGTGCGTGGTTGAGGTAAAAGGTTCATAATTTACGTACTTTCACCACCATCGTACGCACAACGGGTGCCAGCAGTGATCAAATACGGAAAAAGAAGGCGTGTATCTGTCGCCATTTCCTCTATTCGTACTTGACACTCTTCTTCTGTAGGGTACGGACCCTTGCTGTCTGTTGCTTGTATGCACTCTCCGGGAGAATACATAGAGCAAAGCAGCAACATCGCTGTGTACATAGTCGTTCTTTCGTTTTTTTAGGTGATGTAGGTGTGAGTTCGTGTAGCCACAAGCTCGCTTTTTACAAAATATGTTTCGAAATCGGGGAGATGTGCTAATTTCGAACCAACCTACGCACCTATTATGGGGATACGTATCGTATAAGTCAAGAAAAAAATAATTTGGGCTTGACAATTTCGATGTACGTATGTACAATCGGGGTACCCCCCGCCGGGATACATCCATATGTAGGGATGATTCTCCGGGGCTTCTCCCTACACACTACTTTTAGCTGTATCGATAACTCCTGTCAAGTAAATTGATGGCGAGATTGCTAGCACATGTACTAGGGGGTGGGGTGGCCCTCTGGTAGCCTACACAAAACAGATAAATATATTTTTAGATAATTGGCTTGGGGCAACGATTACAGGGCATCCAAACTTGCCACCCCAAATCAATACCGATCTGGTACTAATACACCTGCAAATCCCCCCATCATTGATCGCCAAGGGTGCACCGGAACTGATCCCCAAATATAAAACCCTTTGCATAACTCACACATGCACCCGCACCCGCGCACCCGCGTGTCCATTTGTCATGTCTTTAAATTTAGAGGATGGTCTAGACCGCAAGAGGCACAGCAACACCGAAACAATCCACCGCCGATATATCCCGCGATAACAAGCCGCTGATCTATATTCTAGGTTCGCCCACAAAAAAGACCCCCGACACTATGTCGGAGGCCAGTTGGAGGGAGAAGCGCGGTATTAGCCCCCCGCGCAGGGTAACAGTTAATCCTCGTTTTTGATCGTAAACTTGTAGTTTGCCAGTGTACGAGGATGTTCGCTAGACACCCAAGACTCAACCCCAATAGAGTCCAAAACATGATCAAGTGCCGAAAGCTGGTTGCTGATACTGGTAACCAAAGCGCGAATGGTCCGCGCCTCTTTCTCGGTAATTACGATCATGTCTTTTGCTTCTTGGTTCGAAAGCTCAGGCTTCAAAAGTGTGGTTTTCATAACTATTCCTTCCTGTTGTTTGAGGCGGGTAAAAGCACCCGCCCCATCGTTAAAGCACAGATCTTATCCGCTGGCAACATCCTTGTTAGATGCCGATTTAATCCGATAGATCTTATCATAGCCATGTTTACGCTTGCCCGTTGGCCGTGCTTCGATCTCGTGGCCGTGCTGCTTAAGACGCCACATAGCCGCATGGATAGACTGGCGCGTAAATCCCATAACACCCGCAAGAGTCGGAACAGCGATGAAACCCTTTTCTAAATAGCCAAGAATTTTCACATCATTCGCCGATAGTTTGACCCAGCCAGATTTGGTTTTACCTGCGATCTTATGATCGACTGCTAGTGGGTTGCCGTGCATATCGGTGTCATTACCAGTAGCGAGATACCTCGCGCCGCTGTCCTGATCTATCGTGACCCCTTGATGCTGGTAGTCTTGCGGCAAGCCGCCGCTGCGCAAAGCCTTGAGCACCCGATCCCGCTCACTGCGTCGGAAGTAATCTTCGAAATTGTCGTGAAGATCTTTGAGTTGGTTCATTAGGTTTGTAGGTAGTTTGTCCATCGTTTTGTTCCCTTTTATAAAATGATGATCAACAGTAAAATGACTGCGATTATAACTAGCGTCTTGTAAAGCAGATACGGCCCTTCGAAATCGCCCATATCATGCCGCCAGTTCTAGATTGCGCCAAGCAGCCCCATCGACAATCTGCCGAACCTGATCCGCTCTAGCATATCGCTTGCACTCGTTACGACCTTGATCCCGCGCATCTGGTAAATGCGTAGACCAATGCGTCAAGGCATTGAACCCAGCCCACAAGGTTGACCCCAATTCCTTCTTTTCCTCACTGAATCTTTCAAGCATCCAGTTTAGGCGTCGTTCGTTCACCGACAAGTTCTCATCGACTGCTGCAGCCTTCGTGTTTTTCTTGCAGATCGTATCCTTGAGGATGCCAGCAAAAGCCCGATCAGTTAGTGGGGATTTACGCCACAAGCGCATCTGTTCCTTTTGGTTTTGCCACATATCCAAGCCCATCGTCGCCTTTTCGATCATAGCTTCCGGTGACAAAGCACCCCTATGAACCCGCCGCTGGTGGTAGGCCTTTTCCCCGCCGAACACTAGCGTGTTACGACATAAGTCACGATATGCACCGCTGAATATCTGGAAAGCCCAAGACATGTCTACAGAATTAAATATGTCCATCCTGCAGCGCACCACATCCGGCTGGCCTGACCTAGTGTCGTGCTGGCTTTGCATATCGTTGAAGTGGATTGTTCGGTGAACCCGCGCCCCTTGTTCATAGATCCGATCTAGAACATCAACATCATCTAAGGGAATATTGCTATCTCGCAATATCTCAGCCTGTTGTGCAAAAAGCTCATCGTGGGGAACAAGGGCATAAGTTTTGCTGACTGGCCTGACATTGAGCAGCGCACCCGTCGCCCAGTTCTGCAATGCGTGGAAACCATCCATGCGGGTCGGTTGGACAATTTCCCGTATAATTTCGCCAGATGGGGTCTTGTCTAGTGTGCTGGTCAATGCCTCAATCGGAACCCGACGGATTTGTCCAAAGCGTTCGTATAGGCTAACGTCGTCAATGTCTTTGTGTCGGACCTGTACGACCCGATCGTTAATATCGGCGGAATCCACCGCCCGTTGTGGTACTAAATCAAGCATGATTTTTTATTCCCTTCTTGGTTGTTGTCCCGCTGCCGACTGGCTGCGAGTCCCTGAACACTAGCACACAGATGCTAGTTGTTGAACAGGTGGACAAAACTTTTTTGTCGCACCCGAAAATGATCGACTAGCCCCGCGACTCGCTGCCGATCCGATCACCCCGTCACCCTGCCCCCGAACCAATGGACAGAAACATCTAGGCAATCCCCAAAACTTAGCGTGGCAATTTTGGCGTTGACGTTTTGTCATGTAATCCCGTACCGATCCCGCCAGACCCGCCAAGTAACAGCCTGTAGTTGGTATGGCATCATATCCAGTTGTTGCGCGGCATCCTTGTACGCATCTTGAAGCCCGCGATATTCACGGACACCAATGTTGGTTCGATCATCAGTTAGGCCGATACGCTCGTTATACGCAATGTTTCTTGCGTGACCATCGATTGTCACGTTGAACTCGCCCATGATGTCACAAAAGAACGAAGTTATTTTTTGTCCCTTGAGCATCCTTTTTGCCCCGTCATAGTCGGGCTTGACCGCGAGAATGTCCCAAGCTTTATTTTTCATTTTGTGGTAGGTGCACACTTTCACCGAATCAATATCATCACCGCGAAGAAAGGCACCGACTAAAGCATCGGCGTTGACAATATTCCGCGTCCACTTGTTGTTAGGTGACAATGCAGAAATAACAGCAACAACGATATACACTGGCACGTCATATTTTACGCCGATATCATATGCCGCATCGTAGGCGTTACCATACCAAGCCATTCCACCCGCAATCTGTTCTGGCGTAGCGTCGAGGTAGCAGTGTGTTATGTTACTGATCATTTTGGGCTGGGATAGTTTTGTCGGGCGTTTCATTTACTGTAAACCCCGCTCATTAAAACGACACTATCAGCACACTGGCACGAGACTGGCGCATCAGTTTCCAGCCACACTTTCGCGCCACAAGACAACGGTTTGTCCGGAGAATAAATAACACTAGACTCGCCAAAAATATCTACACGATGAGCATAAACATTGCGCTTGCTAGTTTTAACAGTGATACACGGGTCACTGGTCCCGTTCTTTTTGTTGGCACGAATAACGTGTTGGTTTATGTGTATACGTTTTTTCATTGGTTCGGTTCCTTCGTCGTTACAAACAATAACGGGAACCTATCACCGCCAGTTATCGGGGTCAATAACTAATTTATCTTGCCTTTTCAAATGCTCCAAACCACAAGAGGGGCACAGATACCCTGCACCCCCCGTGGTTATCATCGCTGGCTCCCCGCATCTGTTACACACATACTCCCATGATAGCGTTGTGCGTTTGGCGTTTGGCGTTTGGCATTTGTCAGCGTTTGATATTTGGCGTTGTGTATTTGTCACGGCCCATCATCGTCCTCAAACAAGTCACCCTGTATGGCACGATGCACATCGTCGTAAACTTCGATAACGGATTCGCCGTGCTTTGTCATCCACTCATCGCGTGACATTTCTGTGGCGTCCTCTTGCATCTCAATCATCCAGTCCTTGACTCTACCCATCACTGCACCTCCACCGTTAAACACTCACACTCATAGTTGTCGTTTATCATCAGGCCATCTTCTAGTTCTTTGCAACACGCCTCTTCTACGGCACCGTCTGCGTCTTCTGCGGTGACAAAAAACTCGTAATCCTGTTTGACTGTTAACACTACGCGATAGGTTCGGTCAAGCATCGGCTGTCTCCTCACTGTGTGCGGCCTGACATTTGGCTCTGGCATCATTCCGCATCTTGCTGACCAGCTTCATGTCTTCCCTCACGTCATGTGCTTTGTCCTCTAGAAGATAAACAATTTCATCGGCAAAGTCATCATCGCTACTTTTAAACCAATTAGCCCAGTGTTCTAGGGACTGGACAAATGATGCTTGATTTTCCTCCCTCTTTTGTTTGAGGTGTATATTCCACGAAGACATATTATCACTGTCCCACGGTATATGAACAGCGTCTTCATGTGCCGCATCATAGTCGTTACCCTCACACTCAAATGTGTACTCCACACACACTGTGGCTTGCCATAGCTTACTCATTTTTCCATCTCCTTCAAGATAGCTTCCACGTGGTCGCGCAGAAGATTACGTGTTGTGATCTTGTGTCCACAGTCTTGTGGTTCGATGATCATGTCGAGGTAATCTATCTCGTCCATGATAGCCAAGACGTGTCTGGCTGTTTTACGGCGTTCAAGCAGTGACGATGTTGCGTTCATTTCACGTCCTCCCCGAATACCCAATCAGCCCACGCCTTTGTTTTGCCGTCCTTATCTTTTGGCGGCTTAAAATTAAAAATGGTATATAGAGTATATATCATATCATCCATCTGTCTTAACTGCGATACTTCTACGTCACGGCAATCATCAATGTAATAGACAATATTCCTGAGTTGGTTGGTGATCTTGAGTAACTTCCTGCGGTCTTCTTGTTTGATGTGCATCTTTCAATCCTTCCTGTTGGTTGGTACACATAAGCCATACAGGTAACCAATGAGGGTGTCAACACAAAAAAAAACGGGGCCAAGAAATAAATCCCAGCCCCGCTTCCCACAACAACGAAGGAGTCCCTTACGATCTACCAACCTCGTAAGGAATGCCTAGTTTTACCAGACGCGGATGATTAGCGTCAAGCCACTTTTTACAGTCGTCCCTATTTTTTCCGACGTACACAGTGACAAGACGTAGATAGTCTAGCTTCTGTTTGCTTTTGACATGTTCTTTGTTTGTCTCTCCGATACGCACAGAGGATACAGGAGCGACAACCTCCCACCTCCAACGATTGACAATATCAATCTCCAACGGTTTGGTCTTCAAACTTTTCTTCATCCTCCCCCCCTATAGGAAAACACACAAGTTTTTCATTTACGGTGACAATATCCCAGTCACGTATGGTCTTCTCGTAGTAACACTCAGCCATGTGGGCATAAGTATCTACAACCTCTACGGATATTTCACCGTTAACGCTCGTCAGGAAGATCAGAATCCACTTCATCTTCTAATGCCTCCAAATACACATCTATAGCATCTCGTATCAAGTCTGCTACAGCTACTTGTTCACGACTAGTCTTTTGCATCTTACTAGATACAGCAGCTAATCTGTCATACTGTTCTGTCTTTAGTAACAGATTGTATGTCTTAGTAGGTTCAACGATCTTGAAAGGTCTTGCCATCTTCTATATCTTTCTTAGCTTGTTTATCCTTTTGTTTGTTACGTTTGTCTTCTACAACACGTTTACCAAACTTAGGTAATAACTTAGCTATGGGATTAATTTTATTAACTTTTTTCATAATAATATAATCCCTAAAGGTTAGTATCCTTATTGGTGTAGACCAGTTGTCAAGACTGGTCAACAAAAAAATGCAGTTGACAAGATTATTCGTATGGATTATCTGTGCTCATTGTCTTTGACAAACGGGGGACTGACATGAAATCACCGAACTGGTTACAGGGGTATGTCGAGGGCTTGGAGTTTCCTAGCCTGACAAAATACAGATCAGACTGCCCCGTGTGTGGTAAGAAGAACACCTTCAGCGTTACAGATGATGGACTCAACCGTATGTGGCACTGCTTCCACGCAGACTGTAATGTGTCGGGACGCACTGGTGTTACCTTGTCACGAGAACACGCTAAGAAGGCGTTGAGTCGGGCGCGGTCCTTGAAGACCGCCACGCCCTCCTCATCCCGTACTAGTAACACTTACGAGATACCGGATACATTTGTCAGTGTTTCTCGTAGCTTAGATGCTGAAACGTACGTCAAACGAGTCAATGCGTACGATGCGTACTTGGCTGGACGAGTTGATATACGCTTTGATTTCAAGCGAAACAGAGCAGTGTTTCTCGTGAAACATGGCAATAGAGTTGTAGATGCAACAGGAAGGTCACTAAATGGCAGAAATCCTAAATGGTATCGTTACGGAACTAGCCACTATCCCTTCGTATGTGGACATCATAGCACTGCTGTTGTGGTAGAGGATTGTGCAAGTGCGTGTGCAATAAGTAATATTGTTACCGGAGTAGCACTGATGGGGACAAGTTTATTACCCCAACACTTAGCTACACTGTCTAATTACCCGAACTTTTTTGTAGCACTCGACAAGGATGCCACTGACAAAGCTGTTGACATGGTTCGTGTCTTACGTAGTGTTGCACCGACAAAGATGATGATACTGAGAACTGATTTGAAAAACATGGACAAGGACGAACGGGATGACTTCATACGATCCTATATCAATCGATAAACAGATATTGGGCTTCTGCCTCAACCACAAATTCTTTTCGGAGGTACTGAACATCGTCAACCGCGATATGTTCAGCCGTGAGATGCGTGACGTGTTCGACGTTATCGTTCACTCGCACACGAAATACGAGAACGATATCACAGTGGGTGAACTATCTGTGCTATTTAATGACCGCAACCCAGCCATGCCTGACAGTTCGCGGGAGAAGTCACAAGAACTGATCCTTAGTCTAGACTGTGGTAACCCTGCCAACACAGAGATGCACATGGACATGGTGCGTAACTTCTGGCTGCGTGACCGTGCGCGAATCATCGGCGAGAAAGCCATAGAGATATTTACAGGCGAAAGTGAAGACTTCGGTGAGTTACGGTCCTTGATTGAGGACATAGAGGATGGGCGTATGTCTGACCGCACGACATACGAAAAGATTACGGCAGACTTGGGTGAATTGCTTGAGGATCACGGGGGAGAACCCGACTTCCCTTTTGAGTTCAACCTGATTAACGAGCGTGTGGAGGGCATGGACAGAGGTAACTTGGGTATCATCTTTGCTCGTCCGGAGGTGGGCAAGACTACCTTCTGTTGCTTTCTTGCCGCTAGTTACATCAGGGCAGGATACAAAGTGGTATACTGGGCTAACGAGGAGCCAGCAGAACGCATCAAGTTACGCTTGATACAGTCGTACTTCGGTATAACTCGCAAAGAACTTGAGGACAACAAGCAGAAGTACATACCGATTAGTCTAGAATTGATAGAACCTAATCTGGATGTGATGATGGCTATTGGCATGAGCATCGAAGAGGTAGATTCGTACGCCAAACTTAACAAGCCCGACATTATGTTCTGTGATCAGCTTGACAAATTTCGTGTGTCGGGTGAATACAACAGGGGTGACGAGCGACTCAAGGAGACTTACGTGAACGCACGGGAGATAGCTAAACGTAACAAGTGCCTTGTGTGGGCTGTCAGTCAAGCAAGTAACGATGGACATGATCGTCTGTTCATCGACTACAACATGATGGACAATTCGAAAACGGGTAAGGCTGGTGAAGCTGATATGATCATTGGTATAGGCAAGACGGGGGCGAGTGATGTTGACAATGTGGTAAGACACATTTGCATATCCAAGAATAAAATAAACGGATGGCACGGGCCGATAGATGCTAACATAGACATACAACGAGGAGTGTACTACTGATGATGTTACTACCGCTATATTTAGGACTCACTTTTATTGTAAATTCAAACGGGGAATCTCTGCTTATGATTATGGGCGTGATTCTTTTATTTTCATTATTTAACAGGGCATGACATGAGCAATCACCAAAACGAAGAGATCAAAGAGAACCTATACGATGAAGAGTATCATCGTCTGGAGAAGAAGTATCCACAACTGAACGCAGAGTCTATAGCTACACTCGCACGATATTTCGCAACGAAGCGGTGGGAGGAGATGGAGTGAATGTCTTGACGTTCGATGTGGAGACAACCCACACACACAAACCATCGGGGGGCACGACTGCTTTGCCCTACTTTGGTAATCGTTTAGTTTCAATAGGTTACAAGTGGTCTGACGAAGAGCAAGTGTTCTACGATTGCTACTACCATGAGACTGAGCCGCCTACACCAAGCGCGGCACAAGACTTTCAGACTGCGTTGAATTACGCAACTGTGCTTGTCGGACAAAACATAAAGTTTGATCTGCAGTGGATACGAGACTGTGGATTTGTATATGAGGGTTTTATCTATGATACTATGGTTACAGAGTATGTTCTATCGAAAGCGCGGAGATGGCCTCTTGGACTTGCTGCTCTTGCAAAAAAGTATAACACGGTGCAAAAAGAGAAAGACCTTGTTCAGCCGTATCTGGACGAGGGTAAGACGTTTTATGAGATACCGTGGGAGATAATCAAAGAGTACGGCACATCTGATGTTGCGGCTACAGAAGAGATAGCGTACAAACAACTCGACGTGCTAGGCACAACATTCGAAGGAATCTACAGTGAGCAATTTGGTACCAACACTACGCCTATCGTTTGAGATGGCTAACACACTGTCGCGTATTGAACGCAACGGACTGCGTGTAAATTTAGAGACACTCGCAGAGATAGAACGACAGTATCAGGATGAGTTAGATGCGCTAGAGTTGCGCCTCAACGACATGGCTCGTGAGGCTATGGGTGACACACCTGTCAGTCTAACCAGTCCTGACGACAGGTCCATGCTCTTATATTCCCGCAAGGTCAAAGACAAGAACACGTGGTCTGCTGTTTTTAACTTGGGCATGGAGCAGCGTGGGGCTACGATGAAACCCAAGCAGCGCACTCGCATGACCAAGAAGGACTTCAAGGCACACGTAAGTAGCAAAACAGATATCATCTTCAAGACAGAGGGACAACGGTGTCCGACTTGTCTAGGCTTTGGTCGTGTGCGTCCCGTACGTAAAAACGGCACACCAAGCAAAGTTTTGCGTGTGTGTAAACAATGCAGTGGCAAGGGTGTGATCTATCACTCAACGGGACAGGTTGCTGGGTTTAAGATAATACCACGTAACGTGCGTGACGTTGCATCGGCAGGATTCAAGACGGACAAGGAGACTCTAGCTGAGATACGAGACACACTCAGCGGTCCCGCTCGTGAGTTCGCAGATGCGTACGTCAGATACAACGCACTCCGGATGTACTTAGGAACTTTTGTAGAGGGTATGAAAAACAATGTGGACGACAAGGGATTCATACATCCTGAATTTATGCAGTGTGTTACGGCGACGGGTCGCCTTTCGAGCCGCAATCCTAACTTTCAAAATATGCCACGAGGTAACACATTTGAGATCAGGAAGGTTGTCGAGAGTCGCTTTCAAGGCGGCAAGATTATCGAAGGCGATTACTCGCAACTGGAGTTCAGGGTAGCAGGGTTTCTTGCGAGAGACAGTCAGGTGTATATCGATGTAGGACAGGGCACAGATGTGCACAGCTACACTGCTAGCGTGATAGGCTGTTCTCGTCAAGAAGCGAAGGCACATACCTTCAAACCACTTTATGGTGGCACTACGGGCACAGAGGACCAACAACGCTACTACAGAGCCTTCAAGGATAAGTATGAGGGGGTAACCAACTGGCACGATTACCTCCAGCGAGAGGCCGTAGAAAAGCGCGTAATCACCCTTCCAAGTGGGAGGCAGTATGCTTTCCCTGATGCGCGGTGGACACAGTACGGAACGGCTACATATCGCACTAACATCTGTAACTATCCCGTACAGGGGTTCGCTACAGCGGATCTGTTACCTATCGCTCTAGTCGAACTCGACGGATTCTTCGCAGAAAATAACTTACAGTCTGTGATATGTAACACCGTGCACGATTCGATTGTTATCGATGCACACCCAAGCGAAATAGACATCTGTATCAAGCTGATGAAGGAGGCCATGCTGTGTTTGCCGTACGAAACGAATCGTCGTTACAACGTGACTTATGATATGCCTGTCGGCATCGAAATAAAAATGGGCGATAATTGGCTTGACTTACAAGAAGTCGATTTGTAATATCATTCTACAACCCTAGAAACAGGAGATGGATATGTTAGGGACAGAAGTGTTGGAAGTTGAAAAGGATCTCGACAGCATAGTGTCAGCTATGACCTCAGAGGACATAACTGAGATTATGAAAGTTACTGGTCAAGGGACCACGTCATCCGAAAAGGTTGGGCTGCCGCGACTCAGTATAAACTACGATCAAGAAACAGAAGATGGCATGAACCTCAAACGAGGGGATTGGAAGATGTATCTAGATGGCAGGTTCGTCTACGCATCGGAAGTTGTCTTGCGAACTCTGATACGTACCTTTGAGTATAGTATGTGGGATGCAGAGTTGAATGAAGGTAAGGGTGGCTTCTCGTGTAAGTCTATCCAAAAGACTTCCTTCGGAGGTGCTTTTCCAGACACTGAGGGCGGTGATAAGTGTGGTCGTTTGTCGAGGGATGAAGAGAACGCCCTAGACAAAGATGATCCGCGATACTTGTCGAGTCGTGCAGTTGTCTGTAATCAGGTGATGTACGGGCATATCAGTGGTGCTTTTCGTGAAGCAGACGGTACGCCTGTAGATGTGGTGAATGAGCCAGTTGTGGCGTACTTCAAACGGTCAGGCTTCAAGCCTATTGCTGATTTCGTTTCGTCGCTTGCGAAACAGAATAAGCTGATGGTCCTGACTGAGATGAAGTTGACTACAAGCAAACAGAAGAAGGGTAGTGTAACTTATTGGACTCCTGTTCCTTCCTCTGCTGGTGTCGTTAAGACCTTGACTGATCACGACAAGGATTTGATGGCTAACTTCGCTGATACAATCAAAGCCCACAACGATACGGTTATGGGTGAACATCGTGAGGCTGTAAAGCTGATCTCTAGCGGTGACGACATAGATCTTGCCGCTGAGTTCAGTAATGCTGCTTCTGGTTAAACTCCAAGACTATCTAAATAAAGTTGGGCAGGGGGACGTAAATGTCTCCCTGTCTAGTTTGGCGCAGTTCACAAAAGACTGCAAAGAGTCCGCAGCCAAACAAATATCTAAGGACGACAGAACATATCGAATACGTATGTCTGGTTTAGGTAGACACTTGTGTCAACAAATCCTAGAAAGGGATGGACACAAAGAAGAACTACCCTACAACGCTCCACTTCGTTTTTGGTTCGGTGATCTATCAGAAGCTATGCTGATGTGTATCATGCGCGAAGCTGGTATAGATATCGTTGACTTCCAAAAAGAAGTAGAACTGGAAATAGCTGGTCACAAGATACGGGGCACTCTCGACGTTATCATACGGGATGAGTTCGGTGTCGAGAAAGTGTGGGACATCAAGTCCGCTAGTGACTGGGCTTTCAAGCACAAGTTCGGATTCGGTGGCTACGACTCTATAAAAGAGGATGATCCGTTTGGCTACGTAATGCAGGGGTACTTGTACGCCACTGCTATGAACATGCCGTTTGGGGGTTGGATCGTCATAAACAAATCTGGTGGGCAGATTGCTGTGGTCGATGCCCCAGAGTGGCAAGATGAAGACCGTGTCAAATACATGGCAGACGCTGAAGAACGTGTCAAGTTTTTGACAAACCCAAAGTCGAAGCCTTTCAAGCCTTTTCCAGAAGAGTTCGAAACGTATAAGGATGGTGGCATAGTTCGCACGGGTAATAAACTTATGCCTAAGCCGTGTGGATTCTGTGGGCACAAGTTTCACTGCTGGCCTAAAGCTGAGATACACGGTAAGGTTACATCGAAAGCTAAGTTCCCCCCACTAGTTTGGTACACACGGCTCAAGAAGAGGGAACTATGATATGCCATACCTATTCGTTAGAGACTACGAAGTAGATCTAATGGACATGAACCCTGACCTATATCACGTCTATATAGAGTCATCTAGAGGCGAAGGCGGGGACAGAAAGTTAGTATACATCAGACAAAGTCAACGAGGCTTACCTATGTGCTTGCGTGAAAACCACAGCAATACAGGAACCCTGTCCTTTCACACAGAGAAGCGAGATATATTGCATCTAGAATCGGAACTATCTAAGATATCTAGAGTGTCACAATCAGGAGCCAACGTATGCGTCCCATTGATCCACTTGACAAACGAACTTTCTATCCTAGAAAAACAATCCCCAAAGGTCGCAGGGTACGTGCTAAAAAGAATGGGGTCGATAGGAATGCGACTGTGAAGAGGTCACAATTTAGGTCTAACTTTGAACTGAACATGGCTAAGTCGTTGGCTAGAAAGTCTGTGCCTTACGAGTACGAGTCAACAAGATTAACTTATGTACCCAAGCCAAGAACGTACACCCCAGACTTTTATTTGCCTAATCAAAAAATATTTATCGAAGCAAAAGGTTACTTTGACAAGGGTGACAGAGTGAAGATGCAGCTTGTAAAGGAGCAATATCCTGATCACGATATACGTATAGTATTTCTTAATTCTAAAAATAAAATATACAGAGGCAGTAAAACTACGTATGGTATGTGGGCAGATAAACACGGATTCGAATGGGCTGAAGGCGCAGTTCCGGAGGAGTGGTTAAAAGATGAAGATTGATGATAAACAACTAGAGAAAGCAAGTCTCTTACCCAACAGGTGGTACGTCATACTTAATAAACTAGATGATGAATCATTTTCTATAACAGCTTACGATACGACGGACGATGATGACTCTCAATACTTTGAAGCTGGCACTATAGTTCTCAACGGTATCATGGAACTTATCGAATCAGATTTTGATAGAGTTACCGCTGCAGGTATGTCAAGATTAGCCCACGAACACGTGAGGGAATCTATAGCAGAGGCCACAAATAGTCCCGACATCAGTCGAGAAAACGGCACAAATGTAATTAAGATAGACTTCGGGAAAAAGCAATGAGACATGAAGAGTATATGAAACAGCGGATAAATGGAGAGTTGGTTGATAACGTCAATAACCCGTCACACTACAATCAAGCAGGTATCGAATGCCTTGATGCAATCGCGGCGGCGACAGACAATGGCTACGAATATTACCTGCAAGGAAACATCATCAAATACCTCTGGAGATACCGATACAAAAATGGAATCGAAGATCTCAAGAAAGCGCAGTTCTACCTCGACAGACTAATCAAAGCAAAAGAAGGACAAGAAGATGAATAATTTGTTACCCACTCCTTACCAAGAGTTTATACACAAGTCACGCTATGCCCGTTGGATAGAAGATGAAGGACGACGTGAGAACTTCGATGAAACCGTAGATCGTTACATAGGGTTTATGTCAGATCATTTGAAGGACAAGTTCGACTACGTTCTTCCTGACAGTGACGTAGAAGACTTGCGTGAGGCTATCCTCAATCTTGAGATCATGCCGTCTATGAGGGCTATGATGACCGCTGGTCCCGCTCTAGCACGAGACAATATCTGTGGCTACAACTGCAGCTACATTCCTGTAGACAGCCCTCGTGCGTTCGATGAGTGTATGTATATCTTGATGTGTGGCACAGGCGTAGGGTTTTCTGTAGAGCGTGAGAATGTAGAGAAGCTACCCATAGTGTCGGACAACTTTAGTAAGTCGAACACAGTGATCAACGTAGCAGATAGCAAGCCGGGATGGGCAAAGGCGTATCGTGAGTTGATTGCTCTACTCTACGCAGGGCAAGTTCCGCAATACAACGTGGATGGTGTGCGTCCTGCTGGTGCACGTTTGAAGATTATGGGAGGCCGTGCATCCGGACCACAGCCTCTAGTAGACTTGTTTAATTTTACGATAGAAACATTTAAGAAAGCAAAGGGGCGCAGACTATATCCTATTGAGTGTCACGATCTTATGTGCAAGGTGGGAGAGGTTGTAGTCGTAGGGGGAGTGCGCCGCTCTGCGCTGATTAGCTTGTCGAATCTGAATGATGATCAGATGGCACACGCTAAGTCAGGGCAATGGTGGGAGCACGAAGGACAACGTGCTCTAGCCAACAATTCTGTAGCTTACAAGTGTAAGCCAGAAATGGGCACGTTTATGCGTGAGTGGCTTGCCCTGTACGACTCCAAGTCAGGAGAGCGTGGTATCTTCAACCGTGAGGCTGCAGACAAACAGGTTTCTCGCAACGGACGACGTGAGGCAGGACATATGTGGGGCACCAACCCCTGCAGTGAGATTATCTTGCGCCCATACCAATTTTGTAACCTGTCAGAAGTGGTGGTGCGTGAACACGATACACTCAAGACCCTAGAGCGTAAGGTGCGTCTAGCTACCATCTTGGGAACGATACAGTCCACCCTCACTGACTTCAAGTATTTGAGGAAAGTATGGAAAGACAACACAGAGGAAGAAAGACTATTGGGCGTGTCTTTAACTGGTATTATGGATCACTCCGTTTTATCGAAGAACGTAGACTCCAAAATCTGGCTAGAAAAAATGCGCGACACAGCGATAGAAACGAATCGACAGTATGCCCAGACTCTAGGAATCCCACAAAGCAGTGCCATTACTTGTGTCAAGCCGTCGGGCACTGTGTCTCAGCTAGTGGACGCAGCAAGCGGTATACACGCTAGACACAGCGAATACTACATACGCACTGTGCGTGGAGACTCAAAAGATCCGCTCACACAGTTTCTTGTAGACTCCGGTGTGCCAGCGGAACGTGACGTGATGAAGCCAGAGTCAGTGACGGTGTTCTCGTTTCCTATGAAGTCACCAGAGGGTGCTGTCATGCGTACAGATACAACTGCTATAGAGCAGCTTGAACTGTGGAAGACATACGCCATACACTGGTGTGAGCACAAGCCGTCCATCACTGTCACCGTCAAGGAGGATGAATGGATGGAAGTAGGTGCGTGGGTGTACGAGAACTTCGATGTAGCGTCCGGTGTGTCGTTCTTGCCGTTCTCCGATCACACGTATCAACAGGCACCATATCAAGACATAGAGCCTGATGACTACATCGAATGGAAGGATCGTATGACGTACGTAAATCTAGACTGGTCACGGCTCACTGACTTCGAACGAGAAGACAACACCACTGGATCGCGTGAATTAGCTTGTACAGCGGGTGTGTGTGAAGTCGTGGACCTGAGTGCGGCGTGATATGTTAAGGCTTGTGTACGACGCTTGGAACGCGGTTATGGACAACAGGTATAATCCCTTGAGTAACATACCTGACCTAAACACACGACATCTCATCATGCAGATACTTGCGTGGATGTGGTGTATCATATTCTCTATGTCGATAGGATCTATCGTGGTTTTTGGTGTGAGTGCCATACTCCATGTGTTACTCATAGCTGGTGTCGCAGTCACTGTGGGTACATTCGAAACTGCAAGACGAAGGCCACAATACTTCGGCCCGTTAGGGAGGAGTGGTAATGGAGAACACGAGTGATACAAGTTGCTATAACACCTGAGATAATCAATCGCGCAAAAAAGAAAGCTGCCCAAGTAGGTAATCTACAGGGCAGCATAACAGGCAGTAAGAGTCATGTTGTGGGCGCGATTGGTGAGGTGATTGTAGCAGATCTTACGGGGGCCACAGAGGCTAACACGTACGACTACGATTTAGTTAGGGACGGGGAGCGCATCGATGTGAAAACGAAACGCTGCAACACACGTCCCCATCCACACTATGACTGTTCAGTGGCTGCACATGGGGCCACACAAGAGTGCGACAACTACGTGTTTGTCCGCATCTTGATTAACATGTCACAAGCGTGGATATTAGGTGAGATATCCAAATCAGATTTTTATGCGAAGGCAACTAAATATAAGCGGGGCGATATAGATCCCGCAAACAGCTTTGAGTTCAAGGCTGACTGCTACAACCTTCCAATAAGCGAGTTATCTGATGTCAAAAAAAGCATTTCTATTTAAGTTCGAAGCGAACTTGTTGCAAGACGGGAAGGTAGAACTTCTGTCCGATTGCATAAACCCAGAAGAACTAGAAAAAGTAATAAACAAAGGATTGCCTGAGTATGACGGCGCACACTCTATCGCATCTCTTGTTCGTTACCTAAGTTCTATGTCGAAAGAAATTATGGATAAGTCGTCTAGGTATGTGTAGAACTACTTTGTAGCCCCTACAATCTTATCAGCAAGAGTAGGTTTCGGATTATTGTCTACGCCAGCGTTGACACTTAACATGCCAAACTTACCGCCCTTTTTCATTCCCATTCTCATATCCGTGCCCATCATAGGCTTTCTGTTTGGCATACCGCCATACATCATGTTTTTTCTGGGTCCATTCATATAGGTTTTCATAGTTATCTCCTGCTATGGTGCTTGTATATTTATGCCTATGTTTTCATAAAACTGTCGGGCATACTCTATAGAGTCTACATCAAATTCTTGAGCCTTGACGTATTCAGAGAATGAAGGGTCACCCGCTAGAGACTTAGCTATCTGCTTGGATAGAAACACAGCGTCAGACTCTACAACTTTGTCTACATCGTTAAGCACGTTGTAGATTATCTCTGAAACTCTTGAGTCATTCAGTATTACCTCCAACGCTCTTCCACCGGATATGGCAGCATACCTAAGTGCTATGTCGGCAGCTACGAATTGTGGACTGACCATGCCACGAGCTATGTTAAACGCCTTAGACAGAGCGTTGTCTAGGGTGAAGCCTTTTGTAGCTTTAGTCATCTGGGCTGTTTCGTCGAACTTGGCTCTGCCCTTAATTATTTGATCGTAGTAACTAGACCCTCCCAGCATGGTTCCGTATCGGTATACAGACTGCAGAGTTTGTAACTGAGACGGAGAATCTTTTGTTCCGATAATAGATATACCAGCCTCTTCTGCAAGCGCAGCAAATTTTCTACCACGACTTGTAGTTCCTTCTATGGCTTCTGTTATAAGTTCGTATGCAGCGAAGGGATCTTTGTATGACTCTACTGGAACATTCAAACCGTCGAATAATCTAACAGTGTCTCCAGACGAAGACGCATCACCTACATGTCTTAATGTCTCTGAGACTAGAGCTTGTAGTGCCTCTGTCACTGTGTCATCAGTAACTCCTTCTCCTGCTCGACTTATAAATCCGGGGGATCTCACAAGATCTAAATAGTTTTTTACACTGTTAGGACTGTCATCCATCAAAATTTTATAGAACCCACTTCCTGACGCCTTCTCTCCTATGCCAGATGCAGCATATATTCTGTTTGTTATTTTTTCTTGCGCTGCTGCTAGACCACCAAATTCTATTTCAAGCTCTTTAGCTGTTTCTATCCAACCAAAATGCGCCCTCTGTAGACTTTGATTAGCGTTGACTACCTCTGTAATGTCTGCAGCTATCATGTTGTTGAATGGATCTAACAAAAACTTTTGTTCTCCGTTTACGATGACAGCGGAGTTATCCATTATAGCTTGCATGTAATTTGTCAAATTGCCGTTGTACTCAGGGGGAATCGGCATGGCTGCAGGTAAATCCTCCTTGCCCACACGAGGAAGAGTATTGTCCTCCATATTTCTAGCTAGAGCATTTAGGAAGTTGTTGTAGCCTTGATATGGAGATTTGCCTATAGATGCCTGTCTTAATTTGGCGTTGAGGAGAGAGCTTATGATGTTGTAAGTTTTTTCATCCATCTCCCTTCCCACCATCTTTCGTATTTGATCGGTGTCTGGTTGTATGAATCTACCGTCCTGCCCTTTGACTAAGACATTTTCGGGAAGAGTAGAGATCATCGGAGCGAAGGTAGCTTTTAGTCTGTCTAGTTGTAGATCTATCACGGATATAGATTTTGCATCACCCCTCATTATTGCATCGAACAAGGGATCTATAACAGTGGATGACGGCCTTACAGTCAAGTCCGGTGCCCCTATCAAGTTATCTTGACCTGCTACCATTTTATCTAAGGCTGCTCCTATCGTGCTTCTTTCATAAGATTCGAAGGACAATCTTGCAAGTGTACGTGCCCGTATAACATCGTTGTAGGCCTCTACATCTAGAGTGTTTCCCCACGTAGGAAATATTTCATTATCTATTATGTCTATGACTGCCTTTCCCAAATTTCTAGAATCTTCGTTGGTGCTATTTCTGAGAATACTCATTCCTTGACGAAGACTTTCCAAGTCTTCAGCACTCACAACAAAGTTTAATTTGCCAGAAGTGAGACTGGACAGTTCCGCATCATCTATCATAAACAACATAAGGTGCAAGTCTGTGATATCTTCCTTGCTTGTTACTCCCATCATTTCAGTGTATTTTCTTCCATCCGCACGGACTCTATCGCCGTAGTGCTCCAGCTTAAAGTATTCTATCACTTCATCTGCTGTAGTAAATTGTCTGTCTCCTCCGTACGCTGCACTAAATTCTTCTAAGAACTTAGGGTCAGAGAATGTTCTTCTTAAGCCATTCCTAGAGCCGCGCTGCAGAGCTTCTAGAAGTTTAGTCCCTACTCTTCCCCCTAGTGATGGCAAAATTGAAGGGTTTGCTAAAGTTGCAACACTAGCTTCCTTGTCCACACGCATGGCCTTAAATGCAGACAACAACTGAGTAACTCCAACATTTACCTCTATGTTCTCTTCTGATGGAATCTTATCGTAGGCTGCTTTAATAATTTGATCGTGCTGTTCGTGATTGAGTTTGTTTAGACTCAAGATCGTATCGTCTTGGCTTTTTAGAATAGCTTGAGTAAACTGTCCAATCTTCATAGACTCGTTAAACTTTAACAAGGCCTGATTTAAAGTATTTATTTGTTCGTCTACAGACATTGCCTCTAGGATTTTCTGATCTATGAAATCCTGTTTGACAACAGAAGGCTGGGCACTTTCAGGGAGAACGCTCCTTTGAGTTCTTCGTAGTAACTCAAGTGCATCACGAACGGTGCCTGACATCACCGCCTCGTGTAATTCTTCTCTGTTCAAGGGATTCTTCAATCTGTTCAAAACAGAATTTACCAACTCAGCATGATTTTGAGCGAGTATTTCTGCCTCTCTTGCAAGCATAGTCTGACTATCTGCAAACATCTGAGACAGATTTTCTAGTCTAGCTCCTGCTACGGTTGCAGCTTGTCTTGTTTCTATAGCCTGTTTGGGGTCATCTGCTACCTTCTTCAATCCCAGCATAGTAGCGTTGAAGGAGTCTATAGAAGCAGACAAAGTAGCTTGTCTTTCTCTGGTAGCCACTTGGTTAGCGACTGCTGCTCTTATGGAGTTATCTACACTCAGTAAAACCTTTGAGGGAGTTATTCTGTTAGGTTCTACTTTAGCTGCTGCTATGTAGAAATTAGTTCCTGACATTTCCCCGAAACCTAAAGCCAGTGACTTTTGCACTTGATTCCGCACGTTTACCATCTTTGTCGGATCTGTTGCGCTAGGCATCATCAAGTTTTCAGGTATTGAGCTTGCTATGTTCCTTATGTCGGTGAAACTTTGGTCTAAGTTCTTTATTATCATTTCTTGTGCTTCGGGGTTGAAAGCTTTCAAACCCTCTGTGAACTGTAACAACTTTTGATTTATGCCTTTAGGTAAGCTGTTCTTTTGCGAATCCGTAAGTTTCAGATACGCACGTATGTTGGGATTTATCAAGAATCCTCTCGCACTTGCTGATATGGTAGGATCGCCTGTCAACGCCCTCGCACTAAATGTGGCAAGAGAAAAGCCCAAATTAACTAGGCTCTCTGTAGCTTCTTTGGCTCTATACGCAGTGTTCTGAGCAAATCCCGCTACACTCCTAATCAGAGGTGCCGTGCCATAGTCTGACAAGCTAAACGTCTTGTACACTCCATAGGAACCTATTATACCCCCTGCTCCCATAAGTTCTCCTATAGGACCAAATTTCTGCCTACCCGCGTATTGAGCTATCGCTACTACGCTGTCAAATACAGGATTGATACCAAGTTCCATAGCCCCCGGATACATACTCTGAACCATTCTCCAGTTCTGTCTGTCCAGTTCTAGACGAAGTTCAGCCCGTAAGCCTTTTAATTTTGCTACGTTTGCTGCTGTGTTACGACCACTTCCTGTCCCTATCAAACCAATCTGAGTCTGTAGTGACCGTATTTTTAACAGGCCATCCCCCTTGAGTTCGTTCATCTCACGGGCTGCCAGTTGTCGTTGCGTTGTTCCCAATAAAAACTTTTTACGAAGTCCTGCAAATACCTTGAATGCTTTCTCCTCCTCTATGAGAGCGGATGCCGCTGCTGTAGCGGATAACCCTTTAGAACGAGAGACTTGGTTTATTGCTATGATTCTTTGGTCTGCATTCATAAGACTGAATGGCACATCATTCGGGCCGTGTTTTATTTGCCTTCCTATGCGAATTGCGCCTTTCACTGCTTGGAATGGTCGCTTCAAAGCGTTGTACGCTATGATATTTTCGCCCATAAATGCAGCTAATTGGAACTTCCAATCCTGCATGTCGAACATTTGTTCTGATATTTGTTCAGCAAAACTGTCAGAAATCAGTTCTGTTTCAAACATCTCTGTCCCATCGTCTAGGGTGATCTTCTTTCCGTATGCTTCTTCGTACGCTTGGTCCCCCATAGTAGCCCGTAAATGATCTCTGAGCATACCCTCTACTACTTGCCTACGATTTTTCAACCAGTCTTGGCTGGCTCTGAATTTACGCAGGGCTACTTGTCTTTCGCCTTTACTGTCTAGATCCTCTGGCAAGGAAAACATCTCATTGTTTTCTCCTAAACCAACGAACCACTGCGAGGCTATGGGTGCCCAGTATCCACCTGCCTCAACTGTAGCTGATCCCAAGCTATATATTCTTTCGGCAAATGTTCTAGACTGAGATCCGTCAAATGTAGCGTATACTGCATCTAAGACTCTAGGGTCTGTAGGCAAGTTCGTTTTACCCTGCAAAAACTCGCTGAGACTTTGGGCGTCCTCTGCCTGTCGTGTTAACCTATTTTTCTGTCTTTGTGTCAGATCCGGTGCCCCTTCAGGAAGAATAACCTCGCCAGTTGTTCTATCTAAAGGCAGTGTAGGAGTGAAGACTATACCCGTTGCTGCTCTAGCTCCTTGAGTGGTTCCTGTATAGTAATCAAATAGACGACGGGCACTACTGTTCCTAATCATTTCTAGGAATGCGTCATCGTCAGGAGTAGATGTTCCCCCTTTTTGTGCCGCGTACGCTGCTTTTGTCCTGTCATAATTTTCTTGTTTTTTAAACAGGGGCTGGGAGAAGATGGTTTGACCGTCTATCTCTCCACTCAATATCTTTTCGAAAGTAGCATCGAAACGCTCTTGATCTGGAGCAAGTTGCATATCTTCTACGCCCGGACGCATACTTGCTATGAACTCAGACTGTGTTAGAGTGCGTTGTCCTGTAGCGTCAGGAAACATCCCTATTGTTTTACGTGCCTGTTCAGCCTCTGGAGGAGGAGCCTTCTGGCCTATACCAAATATGGTTTGCGCTGTCATTAAACTACATTCCCGGTTGTGGTCATATTGCGAAGCTGTTGAATTTGTTTTCTGCTCAAAAGTGTGCCGTCCCTAAATACATATATTTCTCTAGACGGATCTAGTCGTCCAAATGGATAACTAGCATTAGTGCCGTATATGCGTCGTCTGACAGTGTATACATCCTGCCCCATACCATTCTCGCTTCCGAATGCTCCCTGCCCCAAGTCATTGGCAGGAGCTATATCGTAGGGACTATCTGGTCCCCCTGTTAGTCTGTCTATGCTGCCCATTTCTGCCAAAGATATCCTGTACCTTTCGATGTTTGCTTGGGCCTCCAGATTTCGTTGTATAGGACGTATGTGTTTTATCGCCCTAACTCTCTGCAACTCTTTCTTTGTCGGACCCCTAAAGCTGTCGCCATCTAGGAAGGACATGATGGAGCGAAATGTTTGATCTTTTCTAACTATGTTTTGTTCCGCTCTTCTTCCAAAACTCCTCAACAGGGCTTCACTCACAACTTTCGGACTGAATATACTTCCTGCCACTGCACTCAACGCGGCTTGGAAGTCACGTTCAGATATTCTACCGCTTGGGTCCATAGTCTTAGCGAAGGAGTACGCCAGCGTTACCTGTAACGATGCTAACTTTGCTTGTGCTTCTAGGAATTGAGTATCTGCTCCCCGGAGAGTAGCCACTCGTTCTAGATGATTGTTTATGTGCTGTTGTGCTGCGTTGAGTACGCCGTCTCTGTTTTGGGAGCTGTTGACATACTCTGTATTTTGCATATCTTCCATGCGTATGAAGTCGCCCAAAGCGGTGTCATCCAAACTGAAAGCACCAGCTACGGTTTTTAGAAACCCATCCTTGTGTCCTATCAGTTCTAGATACTTCGTTTGGAACCCACGTATGAGGGCTGACTGATCGTTTCCAAACTGATTCATCTGAGCTAGGGCAGAGTTTACGTTACGTAAAAATTGTTTATCTGCTTCACTGGTATTACTCAAGGTTTTTAAGTTTATTTCTTGTCCTATCTCAGTTGCTAAATAGTCCATGTAATCTTGCGTAGGAACGCCAATTTTTCCAGCCACAGGTTTAAAATTATCTGGAACATTATCTCGCATAACTGCAGATATAACATCAGCTTGTTTCGCGGGATCGGTAACACCTAAACGTATGAGCGTAAATCCTATGTCTCTGTAGGATTGTTCACTGAGAGGGGCTGTCTCTAGTTTGTTAAATAACCCTGACTCCTGTAAGACCAGAGCAGCTTCGAACAATCTGTCGTGATTCCCCATATCACTGGCGTCTATCATGTCGTGGTACATGTCATTACCATTGATTAGTTCGAACAGTGACACTCCCCTTCTTTCTGCAAACTTGGCTGCTTTAGGAAGATTTAGGACAACACCATTTGAGTAACGTATCTGATCTGTAGCCACGTTCGTTTGGTCTTGCCCTACGAGTGTGCCCTTCTGATTGAACACTTCTCCGCTTTTGGGAACTCCAAGTGTGGTGTGCAGATGGTCCTTAACAAAGGGCAGCTTGTACAGTTCTGGGAATATCAATCTGTAGTCATCAACTAATCCGCCGCTGGTTACTGTCCTACCTCCCACATCGGTAATTGTTTTCTGTTCTCTTTGTTTTTGTACGTGTTCCGTAATCCTGCTTGTAACGAGTGCCTCAAACTGTGCTTTTGATTCTGGCGACATACCCTCGTATGTAGCGGACAAGTCAGGTTTTCTATTTATCTTATCTACTTTAGAACGAGCACTTAAAAGGCGATTGTCATCTACGTCCATGACTGTCTTGCCGCTGTTATCGGTAAACGAAACTATGTTCTTGTCTAGCTTTTCTGTGGTCTGTGCGATACCCTGAATTGTGTTGTAAATTATCGCTACTTCAGGACTTACATCTTCAACATCCATACCCCCAGACTCTAGCTTTCCAATAGCAGCAGTCAGTTGTGGCAGCACACTCTTTGCTGCTACTCTTCTTTCGGTTTCGCTACCTGTTAATCCTTTAATATGCTCCACCGCGCTTTGAAACAATTTTAGAATATCGTCAGGAGCATCTCGTGTCCCGTACGCTTGTTGCATCGTGTTTAGTCTAAGCAAGTCTAGGGCTGCTTCGGGACTTAGTTCGCCCTGTGTTTCTTTCCCGTCATCACCTATTACTATAAATTGCTTATTTATCAGGGCTTTCGCTTGGTCAATTTGTTCTAGCACTGATCCTACTTGACCTTTAGGTGCGTCCTTTGCAGCAGCTTGTAACTGTGTAAATGTAGCGTCACTAATTGGCTCATATTTTCTTTGTACCGGGGCACGTACGATTGCATCTAAGACAATCCGCATGTCACTGCCGACAGCATACGCATCCATTATTTGTTTCGCCCGTTCTACGGGGTTATCACTGCCCTGTATTTCTGCTATTGTTCTTTGTTGATCACCGCTCAATCCCTTTGTAACATTTGCGGCTATAAGTGCCCCAAAAGGAGTGTAGCTCTGTTGTTCATCTGCGCCACCTTCAGCTTTTTCGTAGATAATATCTATTAAAGATTCATCGTTAAGAAGGTTTTTTGCGGCAGCAGGGTCATCTCTGGCAATCGTCAGCATTTCTTTTTGTGTTTCGCTGAATTTCGGATCTTGTAGAGCAACAGCCTGTATAGCTGTAAGCTCCGCTGGGAGCAAAGAATTACCCACACCACCGCCACGCAGGTATTGATACATAGCAGCGTACTCTCCAGAGTTTGGAAGAGAAAGCATAGCTTTCGCTAAGTTTGGACCTCCGTCTTGGATAGACTTTATGAAGGCAGCATTGGCAGCAGCACTAGCAGCAGCAGTGTTCTTGTAGGCTTCTTTCTTTGCAAAAAGATTCCAGTCAATTTGCGCCTGTTCTTCCGCCTGTTTTTTCCGTGCAGTTTCTTCTTGCCCAGCAACAGTCATATCCAGAAGTCCGGTAAGAACACCCGTCAATTCAGGGCTGCTAAGAATTTTATCTAGCATCTTGAACCTCCTCGTTCATAAATCCCTCTGGTTCTGGCTGTGGTTCTTGTGCAACTTTTTGTCGTTTTTCGACAGCAGATACACCATCCCTAACCACTTTATTTGCTGCTTCTCTGATCTTCTGGAACATAGCAGGATTGTTTGTTTTCATAAGTTCGAAGTATGTTTCATCGTCTATGCGTTTATCTGCTTCTGGGTCGTCACGTTCGAACATGCGGTACGGTATATTTTCTTGTTCCGCTACATAAGCAAGGTACACGCCTAGTGGTCCCTTCGCCAAAAGACCAACATCTAGGCTAAATCTTCCGTTTTCAAAGTTGTCTATAACCCAAGTCTCTACGATATGTTCTATAGAAACACCCGCAAACATAAGCTTTAACATCTCCTGTCTAAATACAGGATCTTCCTCTAGTCTACCTGCAGCCTTATCCAAGACAGTGTTCACATCTACATCGTCCGGGGGATTGCCCCACGGCCACTTTGTGTTATCCGTAGTCAAGGATATGCCGGGAACAGCCCTACCAAACCTATCCCGGTTTTCTATTGCGCCCCTACGAAATTTTTTACCTTCGCCTTGAAACATATCTGTTATCCTAAAGTTTCATAACGCCAGATGTGCGTATTGTTTGCTTGCCGCCTAGTCTGATAGTAGAATCACTCGCAGTTATGGTAGGCTTCACACTTGCTATTTTAGCTGTTCTTCGTGCTGGCATACTCGACTCTTGTATCTGTCTTAAATTCACGTCTCTAGCTACATTGTTTGCCATGTACCTGTACGCATTTTGAATGCTTGGTGGAAGTTGTTGAATCGGGTCCATATTACGCATTTGCAGGGAAGTGGATTTCAAGTCCGATCCAAAATCAAACTTAGGAATTGTTTCCATAAACCCCCGTGTTTCTTTTTCTTTGGGAGACAACGCACTTAAAACTCTAGCTCCCGTTTTAATTACTGTGAATGCGTCCTTTATACTAGTAGGAAAATCAAACATTATGGCCTGCTCCCCCAATTACCTATGACTTTTATGACGTTGTTAGCTATGCTAGTCTTTTGTGCATCGCTGTAAGCTTTTTCCGTAGCAGCGACTTCTAAAGCTACAATAGCCATTTCGTGATCTCGTGCTTGTTTACTTTCTGATGCCGTAAAATTAAATGTAGCATTATCTCTGTATTGTTGCCACAACTGATTCAGGGCAGTCTGCGAAGCGTTGTACATATTTTGCACGTTTATCCTGTTTGTTTCATTTTGCACGGCGGTATTGGCAGTGTTGATCTGCCTTCTCCACTGCACATTAGACTGATCTATAGCAAACTTCATGTTCGCATTGAACTTATCGCGTTGATCCATCATGTTTGCATTAAACTCAGCATACGCATTTTCTTGACTAATATTATACTGACGAATTGCCACATCACGGGCTATGTTGGCTGCATCTATTTGTGTGGTCAACTCAGCAAAAAACTCTTCTACCTGTATCTCATTCTTTGCGTTGATTTGTTGTGTAGCGTTTTCAGCGGCAGCATCTGTAAGAGCGGCCTTTGTAATCGCGTTAAACTTGAGAGCGTTCGACTGTTGTTGGGCATCTAATTCCTTTAAATCTATGGACAAGAGAGCTTGTGCATTGGATATTGCGCCCCTAGTTCTAGCGTCCGCATTTTGCCTGTCCAGAGTAGCCGTTTGCAACGCATTTTGTAGAGCAGCTTGTTGTTGGTTGTCTAAGTTTTTAAACTGCAGGGAAGCATACATCTTTGCATCTTGCGAAGCAATCGATATGCCTGACTCCATAACAGCCTGAGTAACCGCTGCTGCCGCCATGCTCGACGCCCCTAGACCGCGTTGCTGCATGATAGCTGAAACTTTTCTGACAGCGGGGGATGCCCACGGAGGAAGAGGCTTGCCGTCCTCTATACCCGCAAACAATTCAGAAAGCTGGTACTTTACAGTGCCCCTCTCATCTAATTCTGCTGTGGCAGCGTTTGCAAATGCCTCAGAAGATAAAGTAGCAGTAGATATGTCATCCAGATCTACGAGATCGTTAACGGATAGAGTAGACTTGGCCCCCTCAATAACAGCATTTTTTATTTGTGGAGAAGACAGCGTGGTGCTGCCCACAACGCCCAATCCTTCTGATGCGGCAGGTGCAGCAACCTGCCCCACACTAGCGGGATCTATCGTCTTTGGAGTAACTGTCGGGGCTGGAGATGTTAAGCCTTGATCTCTGTCAATAACTTCCGTTGGTTGAACGGTTTGAGTAACAGGAGTTACAGTTACATCTGTAGGAGATGTGGCCTTTTTAGCCAATTCTTCTGTTGATGTTTGTACAAGGGGTGGTTGTGCTGGTATCATATTGTTTGCTCCAGTAGAAGGGCCACGTGCAAGTGCTGCATCAATAGCTGCTTGTTGCGCTGGCGATTTTACAACACGGGTAGCATTTGCAGCCACGGCTTGTTCATATGTATAATTAAATGTTTGTGGAGTACTTATTGTTTGACCTGTTAACAAATCAACACCAACCCCCGGCTTGATCCCAGTAAAGGCAGGTTGTTGGGGCTGTGACGCTGTTTGCTTTTGCATATTTGCGTATTGCTTTTGTAGTCTAGCTAATTCTGATTTAGTCTTACCATATGCAGCCATAGTTGATGGTAACTGTGGTAGGTTACGTCTATCTATATTGCTTATAGCTTTATCAAGGTCAACTTGAATAGTGCCTTTATAATCTCCCTCTCTGTTAATTCTGTCATAAGATGTGTACCGCTGACTATCAGCCTGTTTTTGCAAGTTTGCAATTTGTTTTTGAAGGTCTGCAAGGGTTGCCACAGTATTACCCCAACTTCAACAGCATCGTAACGATCATCGCCACCACGCCCATCGTAGATGCCATAATCAACGCCTCCAGCCGCCACATACGCTTATCTAGACCCTCTAGCTTCTCTTGCACAGCGGCATACCGGATAGCGCACTCTTTTTCGTGTGCTTCCAGTTCCATCTGTGTTTTAAGTACGGGTTCCATTGTCAGCTTCATCTACACTACCAGCTAGATGGTGTTCCGGTGAGGATTGATGGTGTCTTCTGTTCTGCAATATTTGCGTCAAGCGCAGCTTTCAGTTCCTCTTCTGTCTTGCCCATACTAGCCAAGACCCTTGACTTACACCAGTCTTTGGTGATTGAGTTGTATGCTACAAAAGATGCACCCTCTTCCATAGGAGTGGCGACTGAGCCGTACATGGTTGCTGTTAAGTAATTACCGTCAGCGTCTTTATCACTGTCACTAACACAGTTTACTCTCCAGTGTATTGTTTGAACAACATCAACCTTGTCGCCCTCTTTGGCAACACGGTCTAGCTGTGGGTATTCAAATGTCATTGTCGTTGCCATCGTTTACTCCTATTAACTAGCTTCTAACGCAGCCACGCGACTACGTAATTCTTGAATTTCTTTAATTAACATCGGGACGAGTTTGCTGTAATCCACACCCATCATATCAGTGCTATCTTCACTACCTGAAACAGCAAGTGGTTCTATGGGCTGCAACTCTTGTGCAATCATTCCGTAGTCTTGATGCTTGCCATCTTCAGTCCAATCAAACTGACGCACTTTCATGGCATCAATTTTGGATGAGGCAGATGCGGCATCTTGGATGTTAGACTTTAGACGACGGTCAGATGATGTGTTGTAAGCAGTGGTTGTACCTGTAACAGTAATCGTGCCTCTAGTATTACCAGAGTTATTAAACTGCATCCTAGTTCCATCACCATTTCTGTTAATGCTCACATAGCCAGATGCACTACTAAAAGTTACGATGCCACCGTTCTGAAAAGCATGTCCGGTGGTGGTATTGCCAAGACCCGGACTGTCTGAGCCTGTCTGGAAAAAACGGATATTCCCACCAGTAGAAATTCTCATCTGTTCAGTTCCTGACGCCATAAACGCCAAGTGTGTGCTTCCAGCTTCAGTGCCAAAAGTGCCTACGTTGCTTCCATCTGTTTTGAAAGTAAAATTAGTTGCAACGCCGTCTGTAAAAGTAACGAATGACCCTGTTGCACCATTGTTCAATTCCAATTTTCTTGATGGTGACGTAGTGTTTATACCCAAATTTCCTGTGTTTGTTAGCACAATTGGCGCATCGGTGCTAGACGGGCGAAATTCTAAATAGTTGCCGTCTGTGTTATGTATACGAAAACCGTCAATGCTGCCGCCCACACCACCAAAAGCAACCTCACCAGCAGTTCCACCAGAAGCACCAGCAGAACCAACATCAAGTTTACCAACGATTGTTGCGCCAGATGAGGAGGTTTCTACCTTCTTTGTATTGTCGTGATATAGTTCAACCGCACCGTCAGTGATGAATTTAGCCATCACTTCCCCGTCAGTTTTTAAAATATCAACGCCAGCACCGTTACTAAGAAGCTGGAGGTTTCCAGTAGAAAGGTCATTTATCTGAGAATTGCTACCATTATGGAATATTTTTAAATCATTACTCGCACCCATCAATATAGCAGCGTTATCTGGAAACGAAATATCATCCGTACCAGTAGGCACAGTAAACACTGTGGCATCCGCATCGTTCTTTACGGTGATGTCGCTGGTACTACCCTGCCCTGTTAGGATAAGCCCCTCTGCACTAGTAAAGCCAATCGCAGCGTTATCACCAGCAGCAGTATCACCCGCAGGTTCAACTGTGCCTGTCGCTGTTACATTGCCAGCTATATCTACGCCAGTAAATAAATCAGCTAAATCTCTTGCTCGTGTCATCCTTTACCCCTAACCACAGTACAGCGCACACGGAACCGTGTAGCTGCCATCGCTGTATGTTTCTTGTTTTACAGCCGCTGTAACTTTACCAATGGTCTTGCTACGAATGATGTCATCGTCCTGTACCTTTGCGGTGCCGTCACCGTTTGACGACAGCAAATCACCTGCTTCTACTGTAACGTCCTTGTGGACACGAACTAGGTTCGTACCAACCGCACAAACGTACATGTCGTTAACTTCATCAACCTCATCGTTATCCCAATCAAGGAATACACCATAAACTTTCTTGCTATCAGCGGTATCTGATATCTTACACATAGAGTGTTTTACATCAGTAGCCTCTACAATTTTTGCAGTAACAGTAATTTTTTCATTCGGGTCAAGTGTGGTTGTTTCGTATGTAAAAGTGTCTCCAACAGACTTACCTGCTGGTAACGCTATTGACTCACTTTTGTCCTCACCATTGTATGTGTACTCTGCCTGATACCACGTACACATTTGGTCGATAGTTTCTATAACAGTGCCTCGCAGTATTGTGGGTTTGGAGTTGTCTGCTAGTCGTGACCAGTGAGAACCACTAAAAGCATTGTAAGAAACAGTGTTTCCAGATACTGAAATATTTCCTTCTGAGGTACTTGCTTGTTGAAAGTTTACTAAAGTACCATCATCGCTGCCTCTGTTAACAGTTACAACCACACCACCACTACGGAAAAATGCAGTATCTTGACTGCCTGATATCGTCATTACGCCTGTGTTACCAGACCCAAGTATTAAGCCGCCACTTTCACAGTTGTTAAGAAAAGCTGTAGTGTTAATGATGGCAAACTGTGCGCCACGATTGGCACTATCAGCAGGGTCAGTAAGTTTAATTACTGCTCCATCACCATCATTTACATGAACATATTTAGTGCCGCTGGGAACAGATGTGCCAGCTATAGATGAGTCAAGGATGGGCGTGTTATGACCAATACTAATGTTGCCCGTTGAACCCTCTACAAAAAATGCTGCCATTTGAAGGTCAGACTCAACACGGAAGTCTACATCTACGCTGTCTTCGTTAAATACTGTTTCGCCAGCAAGAACCTCCATTCTGCTACGATTTGAACCGCCTTTATTCATAAGCAATTCAATACCGCCATCTTCACTTCCATCAGTTACAGTAAGTGCTTTAGCTTGAAAAAAACCGTAAGTGTGTTCATCACCGTTACTGTTTTTTGCACGAAATCTTATGTATCCAATATCATCACTGTTAGCAGGACTGCTACTGTCTCTAAGCAAATCAAATCCGGGGCCACCAGAATCGTCAGCATCTGTAGATTTTAAGATAAGCTGTGAGGTGTTGTCAGCAGTGGTAATTGTGCAAGTGTCTGCAAAAGTCGCGCCAGCGTTGAACGCAGCAGCCCCAGCAGCAGACATATCTAAAGTAAGGGCTGTTATTTCTGTGCCACCATCATTACCCATGAATAGCATGTCTTCATCTGAGGCTTCAGATTTAATATGTAAATCACTGCTACTTCTAAAAAATGACCCATACAGTGTTCCACCATCTTTCAGCAAAACACCATTACCAGAGCCTTGAGTGTCAGCATCAAGAATAATTTGACCAGCCACATCAATTGTTAAGTTACCAGAACTAAGGTCAATTTCTGTGCCGTCAATCGTGATGTTATCTACAACCACCCCAGCATTTGCAGTTACTACGCCAGTAACACCTAACGTACCTGCTGCTGTTGCATTACCTGTAAGTGCAGTGGTGCCAGTAACACTTAGATTACCGCCCACACTCATGTTGCTGTCTACATCGCCACTGAACACACTAAACGTGTCGTAGACAACAATCTCTACTTGGTCGTTCGCAGACAGGGCAGACAGGCCAGCAATTGTGTTAGCAGTGTCTGTGTTATAGTCTGTACCAGCAACTAGTGCTACACCGTTGACTGACACATCAACAAACTCACCGTCAGTAAAGGTAAGAGTACCACCAACAGTCATGGTGCCAGAAATAGATGTCTCACTACCGCTGGCTGTTTTGTAGTATCGCTTGCGAGTTGCTTGCGAGGGTGTCTTACCTAAATATGGCATTATCCTACCTCTGCTTCTACCCCTTCAGGTTGCACTGATTTGATAAGTTCATTAATGAATACATTCTGTGCAGCTTGTACTTGGTCGAGTTCAAAGCGAATGTTCGCAGCTTTGTTTTGGCAAGAACGAATCTGACTAATCAAATACGTCTGCTTTTCGTCCATGTCTTCTGGCTTGTATTCTTTGCCGTCTATTGTAATTATGTTCTGTGTCAATTTATTCTCCTAGCTTTCTAATGCCGCCAAACGGGTTTCTAACTCTTCAATTTTTCTGTGTGCATCCTGTAAAGCAGATACCAAGATTGGGGTGATACGCCCATAGTCCATACTCATCATCTTTTCTTCACTGTCATCAACAGACACAGCATCTGGCACAATCTCTTTCATCTCTTGTGCAATGAAGCCCATGCTGCGTGGGCCATTTGGGTCTTCCTTCCAAGCGTAGCTGACAGGGTTCATAGCCATCAGCTTGTCGGTGGCTTCTAGGGGTTCGATGTCTTGCTTGAGTCTGATGTCTGACGTGGTGTTGTAGGTTGTGCCAGATGTGCTGACATCAATACTGCCTCGTTCTGTTCCCGAACGACCAAAGAAAGCTAGTTGACCATCCGACAAACGGTTTAGATAAAGTGTGGTGCCGTCTCTTGTTGCCTGAACATAACCAGAGGCTCCAAGTTCCACACCAGCAGTTCCAATGTTTTCAGCAGTTTTGCCTAGTAAAAAATTGCCACTGGATAAAAGCGTCATTTTTTCTGCAGTAGAACCATCAGGGCCAGTATGAAATTCCATATTGTTGCTACTGTCTACCTTAAGCAACGCACGGGTAGAGCCGTTATCTCTAAAACGCACCTTAGGTTCTGCGCCAGTGTCATCAATAGCAACTTCCGCAGATGACCCAAAAACATGTAGTGTAACATTCGGTGACGAAGTCCCTATGCCTACCGCATCTGCACTAGAATCAACGAAGAGCATGTGTGTTCTGCTATCAGACTCAACACGGAAGTCTACATCTATACTGCTGTCGTTAAATACTGTTTCTGTGTTGGTAAAATCTAACCTAGAAGTGGCTGTGCCAGCAGTCATTGTTCTGATTAGAAGACGACCATCTTCTGTTGTGTTGCTTGCATCTATAATTGAGGTTTCGATTTTAGCAAACTCTGTAGAGTTACCCCCATCATCATCTGCTTTAAATACAATTGTTCCTGTGTTGTCACTATCAGCAGGGCTACCAGAGTCTCGCACCAAGTCTAAAACAGGTCCAGCATTAGCATCTGCATCTGTAGATGTCAGCGTTAGTTGCGCGGTATTGTCAGCGGTAGTGATTGTTGCGCCAGCAGATGATGTGATTGCACCAGTGACATCTAGCGTACCCGCTGCCGTTGCGTTGCCCGTGAGTGCGGTGGTGCCTGTAGCAGTGAGATCCGATATGGTCGTAATGGTTTTTGGTTCTTTACCTATGTATGGCATACTCGTTCTCCTATATCAAGACAACGAATTGTCAGAAGGGTCAAAAGTTTTTCCCTTAACATCAAACTGCGCAGCCCACTTATCAATCGCAGCCTTTGAGGCATCGTATGCTTGTTTGACATAACTTTCATTGCTTGTGCCATCTACGAGTTTGATGCGTTTGTCGGTAATGAAAGCATTCCCGTCAGCATCTGTGCAAAGCAATCCCACTACTTTGTCACCATCTTCATCATAAAATTTATCCACGGTGTATGTGATGGACATGTCTTTCTCCTTAGGTAATGCCAGCGCCTATAAATTGAATATGAAAGGCTCTGGATGAACCAATCCTGTTTTTGAAAGTAATCTCGTGTCCACTTACGATTACACAAAAATTATTGTCAGTATCTCCCACAACAAAGTCTGCACCTGTTCCAAAATAGTTCGTTGTGTTCAGTAGAGTGGCAGAATTAAATCCTGCGGTGAATGTACCTCCAGAGCCACCAGATGTTTCATAAATCAATAACATTCCACGCCCAGCTATTTGTGATGCAGAAGCATCGACAATGGTAACTGACGAGTCATCATCTACTGTAATACTTGTTTTGCTGCTTATAATTCCCGCAGAATTACGGCCATTGAAGTTGCCTAAAACACCATCGTTAGTAAGTTGGAGCCTTGTAGTGTTGTTACTAAATAAATTTAAACCATGATTGGTTGCCGCACCCACAACGGCAGTGCCACCGTCGTTGCCGATATTTACAGCAATACTATTACTTTCCGCGCGTAAGCTGTGATTGCTTTCAATAGGACCAGCAGCTTGAACACCTGTGTTTGCCGACAAAGCGGCAGAGGTGACGCCTACAAGCAAGTTTCCATTGTCATCTATTCTAGCCCTTTCACTGTTACCCGTGTAAAGCTGAAGAATGTCTGAACCATTTGCCCCAAGTGCCAACCCTGTATCTGTGTCTCCAAGACCAAATATTTGGTCTATAGACAAAATGCCAAGATGGCTGAGACGCATCTTTTCAACTGAACCATCAGAACCATCTGTGTTGGTTTCAAAAACTAAATCGGTATCATTACCCCCCAGCCGGTCAGCGACGATTGCCGCTACCTCACGGTCTGAACCGGCGTCTGTAGTTCGCTTAAAACGAATACGGCTTTCGTTGCCGCTTGTGTTGTCAGCTTGACTGATTGTAAGAGCGTTGAACTCACCAGACGATGACGAAGATAAAGTTGCACCACCGCTCGCTGTAACTGCGCCAGTAAGAGTGGAGGTGCCAGTAACACTCAGATTACCACCCACAGAGAAATCACTATCCACATCGCCGCTAAACACACTAAACGTATCGTAGACAATGATCTCTACTTGGTCGTTTGCAGTCAGTGCAGACAAACCAGCAATCGTGTTAGCGGTGTTGGTGTTGTAATCTGTACCAGCAACCAGTGCTACACCGTTTACTGACACATCTACAAAGTTGCCATCCGTAAAGGTAAGCGTACCACCAACCGTCATGCTGCCAGATATCGAGGTTTCACCCCCGCTGGCAGTGAGATAATACCTAGCTCTAGTAGCTTGTGATGGTGTCTTACCTATGTATGGCATTTACTTCTCCTAACAGGCCATCAAAACGCATGGTACGAGATAGCTGCCGTCATCGTAAGTGTGTGATTTATTAGTGCTAGTGACCTTCGCAATCGTCTTGCTGCGAACGATATCATCATCTTGCGGCTTGGCAGTGCCATCACCGGCTGACATCAGCAAGTCGCCTCGTGCTACTGTTGTGTCTTGTGCAATGCGTATGACCATATCACCGGTCATTGCGACATTCATGTCAGCGGTGTAATCCTTGTCATCATCATCCCAGTTGACAAATACACCAGCCACGTTTGCATCACCTTCGACAGACGACACGGCCATACAGTTCAACTGTTCGTTGTCTTCTGTCACACCGTCTTTCGTCCACTCAGCCATCTGGTCTAGGTTAGTCATTACGGTGCCTTTAACGAGGCCGTCTATCCGATTGCCGTCAGTGGCTT